CTTCACCAGTAACTCCTCTATCATATATTTGTCATAAAAATTCAATCTGTTAACAAAGACGAGAGAGCCGTGCACTTGTGGCCACGGACCTAATCCATGATATCCAACTTTGATAGCGCTTAACACACCAACAACCAAACCTTTGTTATCAAAAACAACAGAGCCGGATGCTCCCGGTAATGCAAACGATTGCATCATGAAAGAATACCTATCTTCTGTTGAAACTGTTCCATGAAATATCGATTTATTAAGATCAGCAGGATAGCCAGCATACACCATGGTTTTTCCTATTATATTTAACTCTTTATTGGTTCTGTAGTTAACGGCTTTTGCGCTTTTTAGTTTTTTCTTTGGGACCGCGAATGCGATATCAGTACCAACATCAATCCAAATAACTTCAAGTTCAACTTTATCTTTGTAATCTTCAATATAGAAAGTTCCGCCATCGACTACAACATGAGCAGCTGTTATTACAAACCGGTTTTGTCCCAACTTAAAATAGTTTCCAGAAGCATGACCAGTTTCTTCTTCTCCATTGAAGCATCTAATTCTAACAGAGGATTCAATTGGCTTGTCATAATAAAAATAATGAGCAGCCGCTGTTTGTTCAAAAGACAATGAAGTCCCCTCATCATCATGGTTGTACCCTAAAGTGCAAGCCAAAATTAAATTCAATAACATAATAAAAAACCCTCCCCCCTATAGTAAATAGAGGGAAGGGCAAGCAAAGGAGACAACTATGCTCTTTTATAATCGTCTTCAAGCCTCACAACATCATCGATTTCAGGCGTTGAGACTTCGATAAGTGTAACAGGTGCGTCATCAGGAGCACAGAAACGATGGATCACACCCGGAAGTATACGAAATCTTTCACCATATCCAAGAGTTTTTCGCTCAAAACTCTTCACAGAGGGATCACCTAGCTCTAGTACCAGTGTGCCATGTTGAACGAAAATTGTCTCGTCTTTATGTTCATGGTACTGTCTTGAAAGTCTACATCCTTTTTTAATGTAGAGGATCTTTCCAAGATACTTATCATTAACAGCGAAACGAATCTCGTGGCCCCATGGTTTCATTGTTGTAAAATCATCTAATTTTTCCATTTTATCTCCGGTTCTTTAATGCAGTCTTTCTCGTTTGGATCAAGAAAGAGAAGTGCATTCTTTGACATTACATGTTGATTGTGTTTGTGAGACTTTGGATTAATCCACCTTACCAAAACTTTATATCCATGGTCTTCTAACACCATACCAAACCCTAGAATCTCAAAGAATTTTTGTTGTTTGTGTCTCACTAGTATCATCGGACTTCTCCTTTTTAAGATAATCGATTGTATCATCACAACCACCGATAAGGATTTCTGTGTCGTCTATTATCGTAACAACAGGTACTGTTGGGTGATTAAACCTTTTCTTTATCTCTTCTAGTTTTTCTGGGTTACTATCATGCAACTCAACATAGAAAGTCTTACCTCCTCTGAGGAGTTTGTTAACAACCTTGACACAAAAAGGGCAACTAGCCCTTCCATAAACTTTATATTTTTTCATTGTTCCTCCGTTAATCTCTAAGTAATTGTTTAAAACTTTGTTTTTGTATTTTTGTCTCAATCAAACCAGGATCTCCAACAACTGTAACATTGGAAACATAAGAAGAAAAGTTCATTCTGATGTCTGTAAACTGTGTGAAGTTCTGATTCAGTCCAAGACCTATCTTTCCTTCTTGCAGTTGTTGTTTAATCTGTCGGTTTTCTTGCATAAAGACAATTTGATTTGGATTTACATAGATGGTATTCAATATGTAATTTCCTTTTGTATCTTTCTTAATCTCAATTAATTCTACTAATGTGCTCATTACGCTGCTCCTACATATCTAACATCTTTTGTGTCTACTCTCCAGTAGTTCTCGTTGATAAACAACAATGCCTGTCTGCCAACATACTTAATAAAAATTCCAAGCGTTGGCTTTTGAAGATATGTGTATTTATCAATCAAATGAAGTTCCGACTGGGTTTGCGTTAAACAACTGTTAGCAGGAACTCTTACTAAATCACCCTTCGCTAACATCTTCTACCTCCGGTTCTTTTGCAGAAAAATATCCTTGTATGATCATATCATTATCTGCTAGGATAGAATCAAGTTTTGCTAGCTTTTCTCTGCATCTATCAATTTTATCTTTGGCTAGCCAAGCTTGTGTTTTACCATCATCAAGTTGTTTAACTAGTTCACTGATTTCTTCACGCAATTCTTCAATTTGCTCTATAGAATCATGAAGCATCCGTGCGCATTCCAACGGTACATCTTCTAAATCTACCGTATAACTTATTCTTACTCTCATATTACCTCCAAGTATGTATATAGTATAACATGTTTTAGAGAGTTTGTCAAGCAGAAAGTATCATTTTGTATGCAGTTGCAACAACCAATCCAATTATTGATGTAATAATCACCCATTGAATCTTTGCTTGTGATTCTTTCCACTGCTCCAATTCTCTAAGGCGAGCATACAATCCAGAGTCGGGATTATATACTGCCTCTTTAATTTTCTTAACGTCTTCAACCATTTCTTCTTGGCGCTCAGACATTCTTTCAATCTGACCCTTCAGCTCCATAATAGCTTGGGTCAAATGTGTTATGTCACTGTTAGTCATAGTAAATTCCTCCACTAGTAATTAGTTTCAGGGGTTCACAATCGCATGGCTAGTTGTGATAATAGTTGACGATACAGAGACTGCATTTTGAAGTGCACACTTTGTAACTTTAACAGGATCAATAACCCCTGAGTCTAGTAGATTAACTATGTCTCCGGTTAAAAAATTCATACCATGATTGAAAGTTGTTGTCTCACGAACTTGTTGAATAACAAGGTCAGGTGACATACCAGAGTTCTTTGACATTTGACGAATAGGTTCTTCAACTGCTTCAATAACAATCTTGGCTCCAAGGGCTTGTTCTTCATTATCAGTTTGAATCTCAATATCAGATACAGACTTAAGCAATGAGATACCACCACCGGGAACGATACCTTCTTCCTGTGCTGAACGAACAGCTTCCAAAGCATCATCAATGCGATGCTTCTTCTCAATCATTTCAACTTCAGTTGCAGCTCCGACCTTTATAACGGCCACTCCGGATGCCAATCTAGTGATTCGCTCTTGATGACGCTCACAGATCTTAAGATCCTCTTCTTCAGCGATGAGAGCTTTAACAGCCTCAATACGTTTCTCAATCTCTTCTTCGTCACCTTTACCTCCTACGATTGTTGTCCAAGCTTTTGATACTGTTATTCTTTTTGATTGACCGAAGTGTGTAAGTTTAACTTCTTTCAAAGTCAATCCATTCTCTCTTGTAACGAAAGTCGCACCAACAGAAGCACAAAGGTCTTTGAGGATGTTACGTCTTTCTTCTCCGTATCTCGGAGCCTTGACAGCAGCAACCTTCATTGTACCACGGACAGCATTTGCAATCACAGCAGCAAGTGCTTGGCCTTCCATTTCACCAGCAACAATGATCAGAGGACGAGACTCTCTCGCAGCTAGCTCTAGAGTAGGTAAAATTTGCTCTATTGTCTCAACTTTTTCATCTGTAACGAGCAGCAGAGGACTATCGTAGTCAACAGTACCAGCGCGTTCGTTCGTGATAAATGTGGGCGAAATGTAGCCACTATCGAAACGAAATCCTTCGATGAGATCAAGTGATGTATTAACAGAGCGAGCCTCTTCAACAAGAACTGTTCCATCTTTACCTGCTGCATCAATAGCCTTGGAGATCAACGTTCCAATAGACTTATCGTTGTTAGCAGAGATAGTTGCGATATGAAAAATATCCTCTTCTGTTTGAATAGGTCTCGCATGTTCTGCAAGTTTCTCGCAGATAATTTCACATGCTTTATCCATACCACGTTTAAGTTCGATAGGAGAAACACCAGAGGTCAGATACTTCTGAGCCTTGTTGATGATTCCTCGTGTTAGGACAGTGGTGGTTGTGGTGCCATCACCAGCTTTGTTCGCAGATTGTTCTGCTGCTTGCTTTAGAATTTGAACACCAACGTTCTCAAACGGATCTTCAAGTTCCACAAACTTTGCGATGGTTACACCATCTTTTGTGATTACAGGGATGTTTTGCTTCTTATCATAAAGAATAACATTGCGTCCCTTTGGGCCAAGCGTTGTTCCCACATTATCTGCGAGAACGTTCATGCCCTTAAGGATCTTCTCATTGAGAGAAGATCCGTTACTGTATTGTTTTGACATTAAACCTCCAATTATAATTTGTTCATCTTATCTAATATAACACGCTCAATGAGTTTGTCAAGGTCTTTTAATGATTTTGTTTGATTTTTTTCTGAGAGTTTTGTTCTGTCCCCTGTTTTAACTGTTGCTTTCGTTTCATCTCCCCTAAGAACATTAATAATACCAACCAGTTGGTTGTCTAAATCATCATAACCCTGTAAAAGTTTATTTCCTTTTTCAACTTGATCAGTTCTATCATCAGTTGCAATATAATCACGCGCTTCATTATCAAGTTTGAACAAACCAGAAAAATAATTTTTTAAAAGATTGTATGCTTCTTTTGCTTTCTCTTTATTGGTATCTGCACTGTTTGCTAACTCACTGTCTAGATATTGCGTTAGTGTCTTTTTGGTGCCAACGCTATGTCTTAACTTTAGTTGCCCAACAAAACTTGCTGCTTGGGCATCTTGCGAATTTGTTAAAAGTGTTTCTCCCGTTAAAGAGCCTGTTTTATTTTTCTCAATCACATTTCCTGTGGTGTAATCAATAATATCAAAAGTAGCAGTTGAGCCCGTTGTATTGGTTACTTTTACCTTAAAAACATGCATATTAACGTAAATTATCTTATCTGGATCTGCTGCTCCACCTGTTGTTGGTGCCGCGTCTTGGCCTCTTGTGTATTGATATTTTGTTTTGCGGCTTGGATTACCTTTTTTTGTAAAGGCAAATGCATTTGGAGTTTTTTCATCTCCTCTTTTTCTTGCGACCACATACACCATCTCTTGACCTTTTTCAAATCCGGAGAGAGATTGTTTAATTTCAAACTTTTCAACATACTTTGCGCTACCAGGAGTACCGTCTGATGTAACAAAATCACCTGCTTTATTTTCTCCACCAGAAACACCACCACTTGCTATCATAGCCAGGAAAGCCTCAAAATCATATCCGCCTTCTCTTTTAGAATCAATATCAAATGTTAACATTTGAAGGTAGTCCATAGCCAATAGTTTGCGCATAAGTTCTGCTTGAGAATTTTCACCAATTTGTCCAATTTTCGACATATCAAAAAGTTCTTCTGAGACTTTATTAATAGCTTCTATTTTTCCCTTTATATCACCGGCGCTAGATAAAACACTTTTAAATATACTTTCTATACCTTTAATAAAATTTCCGCTGGCTGCTCCTGCATCGTAAGATCTTGGTGCTGTTATCGATTTAGGTTGATATCCGGGATCTAAATCTCTGGCCATATCTGCGAGTGCTTTATTTGTCGATCCTTTTAGTGCTTTTGCAGTTTGATATTCATCGCTATTCGGATTAGCAAAAGCATCTTCAAAATCTTCTTTATCTAACGTATTCGGTGGATTTTCTAGTTTTGTTAAATTTTTTATATTTTTTTTAATATCTCTAACATTGCCTCCCAAAGAAGGAGGGTTCTTAACAAAGCCTAAATCTTTTCTAAGTTGTTCAATGTCACCAAGTTTATCTTTTAAGTCAATTGAAATGTTTTCATTTAACACCTGCTCAATCAATTCTTCAAGTTTTTTGCTTGTTAATTTATTTGCCATTTTTGATATCCTCCACAATTTTTTTAAGATCTAAACCAGCGCAATCAATCTTTTTCTTGATAACATTATAGTGATGTACAAACCCTTGAAATTTTCCAGAAGCGACTTCTTTAACAACTGTGTCTCCTTCGGGTGCTTCCAGAGGAACTCCAACCGCATTATGTACCGCTTCCATTAGAGCCTTCAACGCTTCCTTCTGCACAGGATAGAAGTCCATAAAGGGCTCCATTGGCTTACCATGAACCGTAGCATCTGTTATCATTGGTCTCTCACCAAAGCCGTTCTTCTTGTACCAGTTTTGGTACTTAGGATAATAAGCATTAGAGATCTCCACACCAACAGACTTACGGTTCACGGTTCGGCTTGAGCCATGCCAACCGATATCATTCATGTCAAGAAATTGGTAGATAGTTCCATCGTTGTCTATCGCAAAGTGAATTGAAATACCACGTTTCTCTAAAACTTTGTAACATGTTCTAGAATTAAGACAGACATCCCAATGAGCAACAAACATAGAAATATTTCTCTTACGCTTACTTGGGGTGTATCCGCCTGTGTGCTTCAAACCACTTGGGTCTTCCGGAAGAATAACTTTATCCCATTTGATTGGAAACTTCTTTCCCTTGTAGAGGATTGCTTTCTCACCAGGTTGGATCTCAACTTGAGCCTGATCATGGTCTTCTTGGGCCTCACGATGGGCCACCAAACGACGAAAGGTCAAAGGCCCAAGCATTCCATCTGCTTTAAGGCCATTTTCTCTTTGGAATTCTCTGATCTTTTTAGCAAGTCTGGAATCATATTCTTTGAGTCCAAACCAAGAGGCATCCCAACCAAGCTTGGCGGCAGAAGCCTCATTGTAAAAATCTTTATCTACCATTTTAATTCTCCTAAATTATAATATCTGCGAGTCCATATTCAACTGCTTCTTCTGCTGTCAAATAAACATTAACTCTCTCATTAAGTAGTGATTTCAACTTCCTTTTTGACAAATTTGTACAAGAAGCCATGGCATTAATGTACTGATCTTGAAGTTTTTGAATAGCATCGATCTCCGTTGTCATGTTGAAAAGAGGACCGAATGCTCCAGCTGATACTTGATGTAGCATAACGCGACAGTTTTTAGAAATTTTGCGCTTTCCTTTTGTTCCGGCAGCAAGTATCAGAGTACCTGCTGACATGACCTTCCCGATCCCAATTGTTTCGATATGGCATGATTTTTTACAATGATTCATGATATCAAAGATTGCAAACATTTCATCTGCTGATCCACCATAAGTTGATACATACATTGTGATTGGATCATAAGGCATCTCACCTTCTTTCAGTTCTCCTTTAGGTGGCTTAAGATCTGCTAGCGCCAAGAATCCTGAGATAATTTCTCCTGCTTTCTCTTCGTTAACTTCACCTTGGAGAAGCATTGTTCTGCTTTCCATTTCTTCAGCCATACCACTTAACAATGCTTGTACATCGATAGGGGCTTTCTCTTGTTTATCGGAGGTTTCTTCTGCAACTTCCTGTTCTGGTTCTTCGACCTTAGATTTCTTTTTTCCTTTTTTCTCTTTTGCGAACCTTACGATTCGTTCAATAATGTGTTTCATATAACCTCCTAAGTAAAAAAAAGACCGAGGATTTTTGCCCCCAGTCTTTATAGTATAACACAATTTTATGTAACTGTCAAGAAATAATTACTTTTTGCGCCCAAGAGCTTCAGTCATGCGCTTGTGAGCACGCTTAGCTTCAACGATACGCTTTGCAACACGACGAGCAACTTCGTTTACAATTTCTTCCATTTGCTCTTTTTCTTCTTCTTCAGTGAGTTCCATGTCTACTTCTTGCAGTTCTTTTTCCATGTCGTCTTCACCTTCTTCACCGCCCATATCCATTTCAGGCTCTTCTTCGTCGCCCATGTCCATTTCGGGTTCTTCGTCTCCACCCATGTCCATGTCTTCTCCGCCTTCAGCTTGATCAAGCAAAGGAGCAAGTTTATCTTGGAGAGTATCAAGAGCAGACTTTACATCAGCAAGATCTTCTTCATCCATTTCAACATCAGCGTCTCCACCTTTGTCTTCCATGTCATCATCCATCTCAACATCAAGTTCTTCGTCTTCTTCCATAAGCTCTTCTTCTTCCATAAGCTCTTCTTCATACATAGCCTCATTGGACATTTCGTCTTTCTTATAGTGAGCCATTTCATTAATAGGGTTAATTCCTGCAAGACCCATGAAACGGCGGACTTGGGCTTCGGACAAAAGTTTCTTTTTCATTGTTTATAATCTCCTTAAAACATAAATTCTTAATAAATAGAACAAAGAAAACAAAAAACGCTATAAATCGGGAAATTCTTCTTCAATTAAATCAAAGATATTTTCCAGCTCATCATCTTTGATTCCAAACTTATTTAATAGATCTTCTGCTTTCTTATTATCTTTTTTTCTGTACTTGGCATTTCGCTTTGAATCTTTACCATTGGCCATCCTATAATCTTCGAAAAATTCCAATAGCCTTTCATCTTTGGCTAAATATCCATCAATTAAACAACGAAAGAATTCGGCTTGCGTCATACTATCGTATTGCAGCCGAACCTTAAGTTGTGCGTGTTTGTTAGTTGAACTTTCAAACACAATTCGTTTTGTTTTATCTTTCTTATCCATGTGATAATTAGTTTCCAGTTGAGCCAAATCCACCAGAGCCACGATCAGAGTTTGGAAGATTCTCAACCTCAACAAAATGCATTGGCGGGTTTTCCATGACCATCAACTGACCAACTCTGTCGCCTTCTTTGTAATCATTGTCTCCATTCTTCTCAAACTTCAACATAATCTCTCCGCGATATCCACTGTCAATAACACCAACGGAATTTGCAAGGCGCAGATTTGTTTTGGAAATTGAAGATCTCGGAAACAAAAGGCCGACAAAGCCTTCCGGAATTTCCATGGCAAGACCAGTTCCGTAACAAACTTTACCTGTGCCATCAATCCATTTTCTGACCGCTACTAAATCAACAGCAGCATCTCCGAAGTTAGCATATTTTGGAATTACAGCTTCTTCGTGTAGTTTCTTAATTCTTATTCTCATTTGATTCTCCTAAAGCTTTAATTTGTTGTCTGTCGATCATATCTTTTTTGATTTGATCCAGCATTTTATGTGCATTTTCCCAACACGTCGGACAATAAAGATTTACCTTGTTCTCTTGTTCGCGAACAACAACCGACCAAGTCATAGCCATCTTTTTATCTTTCTTATCATAGGGTGCATTGCAATTAGTACACTGTTTGGGTAATTTATCAAAAAGCCCAATCTTTTTTTCAAGATCAGGCTTCTTCCCTTTTATACCCAGTTTTCTACGTTGGGCTCTATTCATCGTCTTCCTCCTTCTGAACTCCATGTTTGCGTCTGAGGGTGATGTACATATCCATCAATTGTGGAATGTCAATGTCCTCTTTGAGAAGACGGAGAGCACGAACAGAAAGAGAAATGTCTTCTTTGGAAAGCCATTGTTTTTCAATGTATTCTTTTTTAAGATCTCGCTTCTGCTCTTTGTAAGGTTCCATTGCTTCTTCGATAGCAACGAGACTCTCAATATAATCAGCGATATGTTCTTCTTTAGACTTTGTGTCTCGGTAATCTTTATTTACCACAATCTTAATATCATTTGTCATATTTACCTCCTATTTTAATATTAAAACTTCTTCATTTGTTTTGTTTTTTCTTTTTGCAGTAGACTTTCCTTTTGCAGCCCACTTTCTGTATTTCTTTTGAATCTTTATCACAGTGTGTTTTTGTGCCCAAGTTTGCAAAATATTATTTTTTGTATTACCAGATGTAAAAACATTACTCAAGGCCCAATCACACGGAAGGTTATCGATCCAATCTAACAAGTCTTGCTCGTCATCTTCAGACCATCCACCGTACTTAAAGCCACTTGCGAGATATGGTGGATCCATATACACAAAGTCATCTTTCTTTGGATTGATGTTTTTAAATGTACCTGTTGTCCAAAGAAGATTTCTACTGTCCATACATTTGATGTGATTGTCAAATTTCTTTTTTGCTTTTGGAGAGAAGTCCAAAGGACCAATTCCACCAGACAGTTTACCATCTTTTTTAAGCGTGACGTTACTGTTTCTTCCATACAAAGTTAAAATCATGTATGCACAAGATTGCTTTAAACCATGAAATTTAAATGCGTTAAAATCATTTAAAAGTTTCATGTAGCCGGTTTTATTTAGCTGGTCTAAATGTAGATTCTTTATTTCTTCTCCATGCCACTTGCAAGTTCCGATGTTTGGATCTTTAAGATATTCTGATCTTGGTTTTCTGAATGAGTTTGTTAATCCATAATTTGTTATCATAGTTTCTAAGGTTGACAAAAAGTTTGGATCTTTCAAGTTTGTGTACAAAGCTTGAAGATATTTATTGTTGTCAACGAAGTGAACATTTTGATAACCACTTGATAGACCAACAACACATGAACCACTAAAGATATCCCAAAAGGTACCGTTGAGTGTTTGTGGAAAATGAATTATTATCTGGTCTAGAATTTTTGATTTGTGTCCAACGTAGTTTAATAAACTGAATACTTTATGGGTCATAATGTTTTGATACCTCTCTGAAAAATTGTTTTGTTAGCATGATTCCATCCGATCTTATTTGTAATGTTCCGTTTGGGCTTTTTGTTGCAGATGAAACAATACTTGAATTGCTAGATCTAATACCAGCGTCTCTGTGGGATATGTACAGTTTGTGATAAAACTCAAAATCCTCTTTAATTCTATCAAACCACAAAGGATTATCAACTTTAAAAACAAATGTACCTTCGATCTTTTGATAATTGTCAGAATACGTTGTTACCCACATGTTTTTCATCTTTTTGTAACAACTAGACTCTTCGAAGTTTTTATAGTCTTTCGACTTTGAAGGTTGGATGGCTCCGATATTCAACACAGGGTTTTTCTTTGGGAGTTCATGTTTTTCATCAACTTCGTTCAGTTTAATCTCTGAATGTTTCGTATCGGGACTTGGATCGCCATCACCTCTTCCACCGAGCCACTTCTCCCATTTACGTGGAGCAGAGTGTGTATCGTTTGCAGAACTAATAGCTCCTTTGCCATAGTCATTAAGAACATCATAGATGTTATGACCTGCTTTCATCATGTTTCTAACCATTGTGACACCTTTAACAGTTTCATTTGGGTCTGATATATCTGGGTCTGGTTTCGGATTTTGAGAGATAAACGCTTTAAACGTTTGCTCTCTGTTCTTGGCCAGTACCATATTTTCTTTAATTATCTTTAGTTTCTTTGCATTTACTCTCGCCATTATTTCCTCCTATTTTATAACGAATCCATACTCCAAGTATGGGCATGGTTGATGCACAGGCGAACAACATATTCCATTCGCCATGACAGTTAAATAAATGATTCATTAATCCTCCTTCATAACTTTGAAGCAGTATTCAAGACCACGAAAATACTTACGGTCAATCTTAAAGATAACACCATCATTTGTTGATGTTATTCTGGCTTCTTTGATAGCCGGCCAACAACGGTCAGCAATCTTAGCAGCGACAGAAGCCATAGCGAACATTTCGATTACATCCTCTTCTTTACTATCAATGATAGAAGACTCGCAATCAGGCGGGCCACCTTTGCCTTTGAATTTTTTAATAATTTTTTGTTTTAGTTTTTTATCTAACATGATTTCCTCCTTACATTTATATTATATCACATTTCTTTATGTTTGTCAAGTATTTTATCTTCTTTTCTATAGAAAAGATCTACGCCCCAATGAAAACATGTTGAGCCATCAAAATACTTGACGAGATAATATTGTTCAAACTGCTTGCTCTCTTCTAATATGAACCCTGCTTTTAGTTTTTTATCATACTCTATTACCTCATCGCCGGTGTTATGGTCATAGCCAATGTTTCTTATTACCTTGGCAAAGACCAGCATTGTTGGGTGCCCTTTATCTCCAACCTTCAACAACTCATTCATTATTCCTCCTTATTTGTTGTCATACGTCTCCATGTTTTATCAACATGCCCTCTTGTTGAAAAGCCCCAACCATCAGAGTATTGTGGCTTAATAATGTAAACTTCATTTAAAAGAATCTCGTCTCGGATTGTGTCTTTATTCACGCCCCAATAGCGAAGCTTTGTTAGTTTGCTGTTTGAGTCAATCAGATCGATAACAGCGAACCATTTGCCATTCTTTGACTTACGAAGATTGACATTACGAGGAATACCCCAACATGCACCAAGTGCAGGATCAAACTCTGAGATCGGCGGAACACAATATCTTGCAAGAGACATTTGAACTTCTTCCGAAGCTACCAGATTCATAGGAAAAATACCCGTCAATTCCGTAAGAAATTCAACTCTTTCGTCTTTTGAGAAGTCACCGGCATCAGCATAGCGCTCAATGTTTTCAGCGAGTTTTTTGGGGTTTTTTGGACGATCTTGACAACAAGCAATCCAGAAGTGTTGAGAACCTGTGAATCGATCATCGACCAAGTCTTTGAGAGCGCCACCACGACAGAGAGCATCCAAAGACTTCTTGTTAAGTTTGCGATAAATTATATCTTCATTGAATAATAAATCCTCAACAGTCTCAAACGGACGATGAGCAACAATCTCTTCGATAGCCTTGTCACCTAGACCTTTGATGGTTGTAAGCGGGGCAACTAGCTCGTTGTCAGAAGCCACCTCCCAAGACTCACCAGAAAGATTGATGTCAATAGGACGGATAGTGAAACCGTGAGACTTAGCAATGTTAATTGCTTTCTCTTTGCGAGTGTCGGGCTCACGATCCAAGAAAGAGCACATCCACTCAGAAGGAAAATAGTTGTAAAGGTAAGCGCACTGATAAGATATGATGGAATAAGACACAGCATGAGACTTATTAAAACCGTAACCAGAGAAATACTCAAAAGTGGCCCATAGCTGCTCAGCGTCCTGTCTTTTGATTTCCTTCTTCTCACACCCAGTAAGAAACTTCTCCTTGATCGCCTCTTTAACTTCATGTCCTTTCCCCGTTCCTTTCTTAGTAAGTACTTTTCGGAGAAGATTAGCTTCGTCCATGGTGATGTTTTCACCAAGTTTGTAAGCCAACATAGCAATCTGTTCTTGGAAAATCAAGAAGCCATAAGTTTCTTTGGTTACCTCTTCTACGAGAGGATGAAGATAATCAATCGATAAAGTGTCATTGATAGCAGCAACATACTGCTTATCAACACCAGCCGATAAAGGCCCTGGACGATAGATAGACGTAATAGCCGCAATATCAATAATGGACTTTGGCTGCGCTTTAACAGCGAAAGATTGAGCACCTTTCTCAGTGAACTGAAAAATGCCAGCCCACTTGCCTTGATGGAAAATGTTTTCATAAATATCCTGATTGTTTAGATCGATAACATCCGGATGGAGATTTTGATCATAGAATGATTTAATCTGTGCGAAAGTCGGAGACTTTATGCCGTTGTTAATTAGAACACGACGAATGCAATCTTCAATCATTCTGAGTGTTGATAGTCCGAGAATGTCAAACTTAATGAAACCAAGCGGTTCAAGCTGACGAACGTTCTGCCCCTCAGACCATGGAGTTTGACGCACACCTTTGGATGAAATCAGAGGCATGTATTTATTCAATTGTTCTCCAACCACCACGCCACCAGCATGACGAGAGCAAGAACGATAAGACCCATAGAGAGCCATGACGTGATCTGCTACGTGCGGATACTTGTTAAGGAACGCACGAAGACTATCAGAGAACTCAATGGTCTCTTCAAACGTAGGAGTGTAGACACCAGCCTTGATACCATGCTTACGCTTGGCCGCAGGTGTGGCTTCTTTCATCATAACGTTTGTGACAGCGTTTACTTCGTTGAATGGAATCTCATAGAACTTAGAGATATCTTTGAGAAGAGAACGAAGCTGAAGTGTATTCCAGTTTGAGATAGGAACAACAACATCATCGCCCCACTCTTCGATAAGCATATCTTTGAGAACCATAGGATCAGATACATCATAGTCAATGTCTGGATAGTCTGTTGCATCAGAGCGCAAGAAACGAGAGAACAGAAGTCCATACTCAATGGGATCAACCTGTGTGATTCCAAGAGCATAGGCAACCAATGAGCCAGCAGCAGAACCACGACCAGGGCCAGCCAACTGAACTTCGTTTGTTTTATCTGAGATAGCTTTCATTGTCAAGAAATATTTTGAGAAACCACGATCAGCGATAACTTTGAGTTCATGATTTATTCTAGAGATATATTCTGGGCTATGTTTGCGTAAATGATTCAAACCTCCAAGCGAGAGATCGCGTAGATAATCATCCTCATTGCGACCAGCAGGTACAACAAAGTCAGGAAGCCTAACAGTGGTGTCTGGAACAAAGCTTTCAATGCGTTCGAAAGCGATTGTGTGGCTCTCTTCAATTGAAAGCAAAACGAGTTCTTCATCATAATCATATCCCTCCGAGTATTTTTTGAAGTCTTCCCACATTTGATCTCCATTCTTTGGATAGAGTTCATAATCCATATCTTGAACAGAACCGGGAAGAGTCATGTCCAACCATTCGGGCGCACCACGGCCCAACCAACCGAGACGCTTGTAAAGCTCACGGTCTTTCCATGCAGTCGGTGTAGGATAATGAGAGTCAGCTGTCGAAACAAGTTTGACACCAAACTCTTTTGCTACTTTAATGATAAGACGGTTGAGATGATGCTGCTCAGGAACAGCATTCCATTGTAGCTCACCATACCAGCGATCACCAAAGATGCCAACCATAGTGCGGGTTGTTTCTCGCATGCAGTCAAGAACTGCATCTTCACCATTCTCAATATTCTCCCAATAGCACCCAGCGTAAACACCACCAAGACAAGCAGACATAGCAATAACACCATCGCTGTGTTTGCTAAGAAGATTATAATCCATGCGAGGCTTTCGGTAAAAATATTTTTCACTGTAACTTTCCGATACTAATTTAAATATGTTGTTGAGACCAGTTTGGTTCATTGCAATCAAAACTAAATGACGAGAGCGATTAATTGAGCGACCTTTTGCTTTAGTAGCTCCCTCTTCTTCAACGTTAACTCCAGACTGAGAGTCGGAGAGTTCTTTTGCTTTCTTCTTGTCTGCTTTGTGTTCTTCATATTCTTTTCTCCATTGGTTTACATCATTGATGAAATAAGCTTCAACGCCAAAGATTGGCTTGAAGTCTTTACCTTCTTTTGCCATCTTATTAGCATGAAGGATTTGATAAGCAAAGCCGTTCATGTTACCATGATCAGTCAATGCGAGAGCACGACCACCGTTGTCATAACAGAAGTCCATGTGCTCTTGTGGATAGCCGAAGCCATCAAAGGGTGAGCCAACACCCGAATGAGCGTGAAGCCCAACAAATTTAATGTTTTTCATAATTCCTCCTCAATTATGTTTATATTATAACAGATTATCATGTTGTTGTCAAGTAATTTATATAAAAAAAAGGCATCCTAGCGAGAGGAGCCCTTATCACTGATTCTTCAGTAGGATGCCGAAATTTTAAACGTCTAGTTCGCCTGGTTCAAGAAGCCCTAGTCTTTCTTTCATCTTATAAATAGCACTACTCAAGCGTCCCTCAGCGCCACCAAGAAGCCCATAAAGCTCTGGGTCTGTTTGGTTATTGTATTTTCCAGCCAAAGAATCTACAATCTGATATGCTTCTTCAAGAACTCTTAAATCTTCTGACATTTCACCAGACATATTTCCTTGACTCATTTCATTAGACATAGGGTCTCCGGCCATTTCATTTAACTCTTCTTGAATGAGTTTTTTAAGACGTTGTGTTGTAAGTTTCATAATAAATTCTCCAAATTTACAATAAATAGTTTCTTTTGTCTTATTCTACATGTCCAGTTCCAACAACTTCCCAAATCATATGAGAGTCAATGTAGCCGTTGAACTCTGGTGCTATCTGTCTTCCTATCCTATGGCGGATAAGATGCACAGCAGCAAGAGACCAAGTCGGAAATGTTTGGAAGTAATTGCCCGGAACCCACATGTA